TGGATGAGTAAAGTTTATTGTTAACTCAGGCTAAACCAACGAAACGCCTGGGGACCAATACCTGACAACCTACAGAGAAACATCCATTGCAACAAGAGACTCGAACACAGTGTCCCACAAGGCCCGTGGCATCCGGGGAGCTATGTGGGGCGTACTATTGTCGTGTTTGCCCTTTCGATGGTTAACTCGCGAAAACCCCAAGATACCGTCACACACTGAAATGTAACAGTCCCTTAAGTCATTCTCACCGACGTTGTATACCTTATTGAGAAAGTCAACGAACAACTGACGATCAATTGTTTGCGCTGTCGTAGTCATCTCAATGAGTTCCTCTGCAGTGTACTTATAAGCCATAGCCTGATTCCGCATGTCCAGGTAGGGCTTATCAGAAAGCTGCTGCGATGTTTGGAGAAGTATCGTTCTGATTGAAGAGATATGGCGATGCTCGTAAGCTGCACTCAGCAGCTTACCAGCCATGTAATCGTTGTCACTGACCTGAGCATTGAAATTTGCTCTGACCGGTAATTTCGCCAAAACTCGACCAAAAGACGGTACGGGGAATGTTTTCTCCACAGAAGGGACGAAGCGTTTGCGTAAGAACGACGCTTTTTCTCTGGTGTCGACCACCACTGGCTCTGCCTTCATCCCGCTGCTTGCCGCCACTTCGACAAAAGCCTCACACAAGGCTTGCCTGTCTCCACAAGTGTACGTTAAATTATCATCCCCGTAAACCAAAACGGTACTCTCCGTGATCCCTGCCGCTGCAACTGCCGCCAGCGAAGTGCATGCATTAACGTAACCGTTACCCGTTGTAGTGGTGACCTCACCACTCCAGCGTTGCCCCTTCACTGTACCCTTGACACCATATCTTGTGAATACCCTCACACTGGTGTTAGCCGCGAACTCACGAACAAACCATTCCGGTGCGCCAAGTTTGTAATAAAACATGGCTTCCGGCTTGCGAACACCGGCGGGCTGCGTCCCGTCGTTGTTCTTGAAATCGTTTTCCATGGCCTCACCAGCTGTGTGCTGCACAATATCCGCTATCTCGTCTGCTGTCATGCCCACGCAATAGATGACTTCATTCCCTTTGTTCTTGGGGTTTTTGCGCGACAATTCCTCAGCAATCCGACGTGACAAATAAAACACGACGGCACCCATTACAAGATTGTACATGTCTCCACCTTGGTAGACGACACGTGGTTGGGCACCATCATGTTTTATCAACGCTTCGCTTTTTGCAAACACGACCTTATCCGTGTATCCTGGCAGTGTGAAGTCCAACGAGTCGAGAAGGGCCCCAAGCCTCTCCCGCTTTTGTCCGCTCATTTCATCCAAATAAGCTGTGATCTGCTCCTTGTCCAAACGTATGGTCTCACGCTCATGGATTTTGTCCATGAGTAAACCATGCCCAGTCATGAACTGGGCAGACACGTCCTTCTTGGGGAGATAATCACACCTCTTCTTTACAGCATGAAGAGTGGCCCCCTCGCTCTGTGACACGACCTGGATAGGTACTCCCTCAATGACCGCTCCCTTAATGGGCTGAGCGGTGCGCTTGGGCTCTGTAGCCCGTGTGACGTTAACCGAAGCATTGATGTTCGAGTAGCGCACAGCTGTTGAAAAGTCGACGGGGTGATTCTCAGTCACACCGCCAATCAAGTTAAGGGTCCTAGGAAAATCATATTCAAGTTCTCCAAATGTTATTGTTGTCATATTGACG